CAGATCGGATGGATGGCTCCCGAATAATCCTGCCCTACCGCCCACGCAAGGCGTTCATGCCGTTTCATGAGCGCACGAAACGCTGGGCTTGCCTTGTCGCACACCGCCGCGCAGGCAAGACCGTCGCCGCCGTCAACGACATGATCCGCGCTGCTGCGATGTACCAACAGCCATATGGCTTATTCGGCTACGTTGCCCCTTACCGCAGTCAGGCCAAGGCCGTGGCATGGCAGTACTTCAAGGACGGCGCACACCCGATCATCCAATCGGTCAACGAGCAGGAACTAACCATCACGCTCATCAACGGCAGTCAGATACGCCTATTCGGTGCCGACAACGCTGATGCCATGCGCGGCCTTGGATTCTCGGGGCTGTACCTAGATGAGTACGGTGACTTTAAGCCAAGCGTATTCGGGAACGTATTGAGAGCGTCTCTGTCAGACAAGCAGGGTTGGTGCGTTTTTGGCGGTACACCGAAAGGCAAAAACCAGTTCTGGGAAATTTACGATTTAGCCACTCGGGTACAGAGCGAGTGGTTCCTGTTGCGCCTTCCCGCCTCAACCAGCGGGCTTCTCCCGGCGACCGAGCTAGCCGCCGCAAAGGCGCAGTTGGCCGAGGATCAGTACCTGCAGGAGTACGAGTGCAGCTTTGAGGCTGCGATCCTCGGTGCTTTTTACGGCAAGGAAATGCGCGAGGCGCAAGATCAGGGCCGCATTACCAACGTGCCGTACGACCCGAATCTACCGACATATACCGCATGGGACTTGGGCTACCGCGACGACACGGCCATCTGGTTCTACCAAGTCGCCCGTGGGGAAATCCGCGTCATAGACTTTTACGCCGTCTCGGGCGAGGACATTCACACGATTGCCGATGTGGTACGCAACAAGCCGTATCGCTATGCCAAGCACTACCTACCGCATGACGCTCGGGCCAAAAGCCTGCAGACCGGCAAGAGCATCATTGAGCAACTGGCGGCGCAACTAGACATCGCCAAACTTGCTGTTGTCCCCGACATCGGTGTGCAGTCAGGCATACAGGCTGTTCGCATGATGCTGCCGCGTGTGTGGTTTGATGCGACCAAATGCAGCGATGGCATTGAGGCGCTGCGCCAATATCAACGCGAATACGACGAGGACAAGAAGGCCTATCGTCAGTCACCGCGCCACGATTGGACATCACACCCTAGTGACGCTTTCCGTATGGTTGCGGTATCATATTCGGAAGTCGCTGAAAAGCCCCCAGCGCCTGAAGTTAAACCGCTGATGGTGGGGCCAGAGAACACCGTGACCCTGAACGATATGTGGCAGGTTCACGACCGCACCGTTAGCAGGAGAGCAAGGATATGAGCGCAAACGCACCTCCCCGGTATAACTATGTCGCTGTCGCGGCTACGTCCACGACGGCCTTCGGCGCTGCCGGGGCATTTATCCACCGCGTTGTGGTCAACACCGCGAGCAACACCGAGGCAACGTGCTTGCTGAAGGACGGCAACACGACCCTCGTTAGCTTCCCGGCCACGACCGCCGCAGGCGTGTACACCGTGGAGTTGAACGTAGCCACCAAGGGCGCAATCACCGCCACTTGCAGCGGCAACGCCTCCATGTCGGTTGTCGGACTGTTTAGCGATTACGTTTAAGCGTGGCAAAAAAGTCAAAGAAGTTGGCTGAACTGATGCTCAAGCAAATTGAGTCAGCGGCCGCTTTTGGCGTTCCCACCGTGCTTGAGCCACGCAACATAGACGTTACCAACTTGCCGCAGGTGCAGAACCGCATCCCCGGTGAAGGTGGTATCAGCACCGTGCGAAGCATGGGCATCAACGTAGACGGCAAAGAAACGCTAATTCCGACCGTTGTTGAAGGGCAGTTGCCCGCATCAGCGGAGGAAGCCGAGCGTCAAGCGATAGACTATTATTTCCGCAAGAAGCGCCATCTTGGCAAATACGCCACGCCAGCCGCATCTGACGCAGCCGCTACCCTTTTGCATGAACGCGAAGCCTTACGGACGGGACGATAATGGAAGGCATACTGCAACCCGAGCTTGAGAAATACCTAAAGGTCGTCGCGCAGTACGACAACGAGTTCGCCAAGTGGACGGCGCGAACCAAGAAGATCGTTAAGCGTTACCGTGACGACTCTCGGGGACAGGGTGGCAACGAAGCCGCCCGCTTCAACATCCTGTGGAGCAACGTCCAGACGCTCAAGCCTGCCGTCTACGCCAAACTCCCAAAGGCCGACGTTAGCCGCCGCTTTGGCGATAACGACCCGGTGGGCCGCGTGGCAGGGCTGCTGATTGAACGCGCCATTGATTTTGAGATTGAACACTACCCCGATTACCGCTCCACGATGGCCTACGCCGTGGAAGATCGGTTCCTCGGTGGCCGTGGCACGGCATGGATACGTTACGAGCCGCACGTTGCTCCTATTGGCATTGAGGACGATGGCGTATCTATCACCTCGGGTATTGAGCAGGGCGAGGGTGCGCCGCCTGACCTAGAGCGCATTGAGTACGAGTGCGCCCCGACCGATTACGTCCATTGGAAGGACTTTGGACACTCGCAGGCCCGCACATGGGAAGAAGTCGGGCAGGTGTGGCGCTGGGTCTACATGACCAAAGAGGCGCTGGTTGAGCGTTTCGGCGAGGAGATGGCGCGGAAGATTCCGCTAGACCAAGGCCCAGAGCCAATTAACGCCTATAACGAAGCCAAGCGCACTTACAACCGCGCCAAGATATGCGAGTTGTGGGACAAGGAAACGCAAAAGGTCTATTGGTTCTGCAAAGGGCTGCCGCAGATCATTGATGTGCGCGACGACCCGCTTGGGCTTGAGGGGTTCTTCCCTTGCCCGAAACCGCTTTATGCGACGACGACGAGCGACACGCTGGTTCCCGTCCCCGACTTCGTGCTGTACCAAGATCAGGCGATGGAGTTGGACATCCTGTCCGACCGCATTGACGGGCTAGTAAAGGCGCTGCGTGTGCGCGGCGTGTACGACGCCAGCCAACCGGCGCTGCAACGGCTGATGACGGAGGGCGACAACAATGCGCTTATTCCAGTTGATAAGTGGATGGCTTTCAGCGAGAAAGGTGGCCTTAAGGGCAGCATTGACCTTTTACCGCTGGACACTCTGGCAAACGCTCTCCTCAACTGCTACCGAGCAAGAGAGGACATCAAGTCCCAAATCTACGAAATCACGGGCATCTCGGACATCATCCGAGGCACCTCGTTCGCGTCCGAAACGGCTACGGCCCAACAAATCAAAGGCCAGTACGCGGGATTGAGACTGCGTTCCATGCAAGAGGACGTTGCCCTCTTTGCATCGGAGTTGATCCGTCTCAAGGCACAAGTGATGTGTATGCACTACCAGCCCGAGACGATTCTTGCCTACGCTGCTGCCAGCCAAATGTCGCCAGCGGATCAGCAATTGATCCCGCAAGCGTTGGAATTAATCCGCGACAAGCCGTTGCGTAACTTCCGCGTGGACATCGCCGCCGACTCTCTGGTGATGTTGGACGAAAACCAGATGAAGCAGGATCGTATGCAGTTCCTGCAAGCATTTGGTGGGTTCCTCGCGCAAGCCCTGCCGGTGGGTCAGGCATCGCCCGAAATGGTGCCGATGATGATGGAGTTGCTGCGCTTCGGTATGCAGGCGTTTAAGGCCGCACGACCGATTGAAGGGCAGATTGACTCCACGTTGCAACAGTTGGCGCAAGCGGCTGCCCAGCGTGGCCCAGATGGTGAGCAACAAGGCAAGCAGGCCGAGTTGCAGCAAAAGGGCCAGTTGGAGCAAGGCAAGATGCAGATGGAATCGGCGCTTACACAGGCCAAGATGCAACACGAATTGCAAATGGAGCAACTGCGGAACCAAGCCAAAATGGCGATGGAACAGCAGAAAATGGACTTTGAGGCGCGGCTCAAGGCGGCAGAATTGCAACAGAAGCAGGCTGCTGACCGTTACAAGGCCGACCTTGACGCCCAAACCAAACTTATCATCGCGCAAATGGGCAAAACGATGCCCACTCCATCATTTGAGCAATGAAACGCACTTACGTTTACATAGACGGCGAGTTTGTTGAGCGTAAAAAGGACGAGAAAGGTCGTTATCACTACGTCGTGCCTGACATCGTGCCGTACAAAAGCATGATTGACGGCAAAATGGTCACTTCCCGTTCGGAACACCGCCGCCACCTCAAGGCTCACGGCTGCGAGGAGGTGGGTAACGACGACCCGAGCAAGCACATTCGGCGTGAAAAGCCGGTAGACACCCGACTTGAGCGCATCAAGCACATGGTCAACACCCGACTGACCAACGAGCAAGCGGATCGCATACTGCGCGACCTGCGCCAGCAAGCAAATTTCACCAATCCCCACAGGAGAGGCTAACGTGGACGAGCAGATTGAACGAGACGAAGCCCCACAGGCAGAGGTCGTAGACCGTCGTGCGATGCTGGAGCAAGGATTAGAGGCCGCAGAGAAGGGCGAACCGATTGAACCGGTGGTGCGCGACCCGAAAGGGCGCTTTACCGCACAGAAAGCCGAGCAACCTGCCGAAGAACCGCAGGTAGAGGAAGAACCGCCGGTATGGCGTCGTCCCCCGGCGTCGTGGAAGAAGGATTACCACGAGGTTTGGGCGAAGGCCGACCCGAAGATGCAGGAATACGCATGGCAGCGTGAGGAGCAGATGCGGGCGGGCGTGGAACCGCTGCTCTCCAAGGCGCAGTTTGCCGATGCGATGCAGGAAGCCATCTCGCCGTACATGACGACCATTCAGGGGCTTGGGTTATCGCCCGATAAGGCCGTTGCCGCCCTGATGGAAGCCGACCACAAGTTGCGTAACAGCGACCCACAGACGAAGTTGCAGTATTTCCAGCAACTCGCGCAGTCGTATGGCATCAACTTGGGTGCGATGCAGGGGCAGCCCGCACAACCGGGCCAAGCGCCACAGCAAGCGGTTGATCCGACCGTCTGGGCGCTGCAAAACGAACTGAACAAAGTCCGTGGCGAAGTCATGGGCTGGAAGCAACAGCAGGAGATGATGGAAAATCAGAGCCTGCTAAACGAAATCAATCAATTTAGTCTGAAAGCCGAGCATTTTGAGGATGTCCGACCGACGATGATCCAACTCCTACAGAGTGGGGTCGCGCAGACGTTGGAAGATGCCTACGAAAAGGCAATCAGGCTTGATCCTAACTTGTTTGAGCAAATGACCAAGGCCCAACAGGCCGAAGTCGCCGCCAAACAGGCGAAAGAGCAAAACAGGGCCGCGAAAGCTGCCCGAGCAGCAGCGGTGAGTGTCAGAAGCGCCACACCCGGCGTTAACACGGCTCCCAAGAGCAGCGACCGTCGTGCGCTTTTAGAAGAGGCATTGACCGAAATAGAAGCGCGAATGTAATCAACTGATATAGGAGCATCAAAATGGCATTTGCCAACTCTAGTATCAGCGACATCATCGCTACTACGATTCAGAGCCGTAGCGGTGAGCTTGCTGATAACGTGACGAACAACAACGCGTTGCTTCGTCGCCTGAAGGAGCGCGGGAACGTCAAGACGTTCTCGGGCGGTAACGTGATTTTGCAAGAAATCATGTACAACGATCCGACCACCAACAACACGAATTCCTACTCG